TACACGATGGCAGCCAAACATTTTACCAAGCGCAACCCAGGAATATCTTTTAGATCTGGCCCAGAGTATCTTACGTTCTTCAAGTTCAACCAGGGGTAATAATTCTGTTACTGTTATATCCCAGCAATTAATTTGTTTATTGTTGGCTCTTAATTTAAGTTTTTTTGAATTATAGTAGCCATGATCCTTTGGATCATAAGTAAACTCCAGAATATCAAACATTGACGCTGCTTTTGGTATTTTAGGTTTAGGCATAAAGCGTTCTGCCAAGCCAGCTTCATCCAGTATATCCATTAATTTTACACACCTTAACTTCAGACAGCCTCCTTGAGAGAGGCATCAAACTTTTTTATAGGTTCATCTTTCCACTTATGTTTGGCAACCTTGGCTCCGCTTTTATTTCTGTATTCAATATAATTACCAAATTCTCCACAGTACTCGTATTGCTCGCCTTGATATTCTATTGTTGATTTAGAATGATTAGCGGTTGGGGGGGAGTATCTTGCTCTTTGATAGCTATTATATTTATTAAATCTCTTATAGTTAATATTATTAGTTTTATTAATATCAGTCGTTTTTGAAACATCAGATGCGCGTTGATGAAACATGATGCTTTTTTTCCTTGTTTCCTGGAGATTTAACTGCTGCGATAAATAATATTCATTAGTAGAGGATCTACGTTTAACTGTTACATAACCCAGCTTGGCAAGGTGTTTAATACTTCTATAGATCGCGGTACGAGACATCCCAATAGCCTTCGAGATAGTTGCGTGTCTTGGATAGCAAATTCCAGTTTCCTTGTTCATGTAGCTTACTAGACACGAATAAACCCTATAATCTGAATTAGATACTCTTACATCTTTTAAGACAGTTAGATCAGATACAAAAAACAAACTCATTAAAGCACGTTCCTATCTTTTTTAGTACAAACTAAATCGTGCTGCTCCTGGAGAAGCTCTAATACTTGATACCAACCTTCGGGTAATACAAAAGTTTCTTTGCCTTTAATTGGTGTGAGCTGCGTAATTCTCAAACTTTCAACAGCTCTATTGTCATCAACTTTATAAAAAACCAGGAATGAAGGTAAACCAGCTAAACTTGCTAACGCTTCCGTTGTCGCTGTCGCCTTCCACGTTTGGCCCCGATCAAAACAAGTCTCGGCTAAATACAATGGATGTTTACACCTTTTGCAAATCCCAACTGCATCCATATCAATCATATAAACTTGATTTTCTCTGCACCACTCGGAATACGGATCGCCAACATTAAAATAGTTTCCGTGCATACTTCCCCTGGCCACTACAGATCTCCTTTATTTCTATATTCTTTAACTTGCTCCTCTAATTTTTTAGTAAGATCTTTATTCTCTTGGCTTAAATTTTTATTTATTAATTTGACGTTAGCGTTTTCTTCTGAAAGTCGATCAATATCTTTTTTTAATCCTTCTATTTTATCTTGAAAATCTTTTTTCTCTTTTGCTCTAGCTTTGTTTTGTGTAATGACATCCGGTATTCCCCATCTAGTTTGATCGACCATTAAAAAGTAATCTCCGTTACATCTTGTACCCAGGCACCAGGAATAGTGTTTGTGTTGCCAACTGTTAAAGTTCCATCTTCAGCATCAATAGAATAGTCAGCAAAGATAGTTATTAAATTTTTAGTGTGAATTAATCTATGACCCTTGGATATGCAGATAGCGGGTTTTAATTTTTTAGCTTTATCAACACTCATCCAGGAATTATCAGCCAACGTATCGAACCACTTAACCTCAACAAAAGGATAATCATCAATAGTTCCAGTTAATACTTTTTTCTTACTCATAAAAATTAGTTGGTAAAACTTTGCCTTTTGTTTTTTCCTTAATTTTTTTCATCCAGGCTGGCCTAGGAATTCTTGATCCTTTACACCATCTTAAAACTGTAACTGCTGGAGAAACCCCAGTAACCCCAATAAAATCTGCTAATTTTTTGTATGATAAACCTTGTTTAATTCTAAATTGTTCTAGCTGCATAGCCTGGAGTTACAGATATAATACCTTATTGGCAATAGCTAAAACCAAAAAGACTAACTTATACCAAAGATGCTAACAAATATGCCTGGTTGTATAATTATTAATACCTACAAAGTTAAGATGTTGACAAATAAGTCATTTGGTAAGATAGTGCCAATATGGTAAAGAAAATTACAGACTTAAATAATTATAAAAACTTTGATAACAAAAAAAATAATCAAATAGACAGTATGGCATTTTTAAAACAAAAACTTAACGAAATTGGTATGCCACAAAAAGAACTGGCGCAAAAATTAAAACGTAATGTTGTTACTGTTACTCGTTGGGTAAATGGATCAAGAGAAATATCAGCAGAGAACGCTATTAAAATTGGAACTATTTTAAATTGTGATCCAGCAGAGATATTATTTCCAGAAAAAAAATTAAAAACAATAGAAGTACATTCATATACAGATTTAAGTTTTATGGTTAAAGATTTAACTAAAAAATATTACAAAAATGTTATGGTTCCAGATGGTTATTATACACCAGCAACAAAAGCAGTTAAGTTTTTTAAAATTGGTAATCAACACCACGAAGAAATATTTTTATTTGAAAGATATGGAACTAAAAATAATTATGAAGGTTTCCATGAAGATAGTATTGGTAAAATTTGTTATTTAGAACCAATAAGTAAAAAAGCAAAACAAGGTTGTACTCCAGTAATGGCATTAGTTAAAATTAATGAAACCACATCAAATTATAGTTTAGATATATTAAATCCTAAAACTGAAAAACCATTTAATGAAATGTCTATTGGTGTAAATCCAGATTGGATTAAAGTATGCGCGCCAAAAAAATGCTCTTTTTTTGAAAAATATAATCTTAATTTTATTTCGAAAAATTTACAACAAGTCAATTCCCATTAGTTATACAACCTCATAAAGAAACCAATTTGGTATATCAAGTTGACAATAAGGTTATAATGTTTACAGATTGTTCTCATAAAGTATTTGATTTGTTTTATGATTACAAAAGAAGAAGAAGCTAAAAGAGTTACCACTACTGGAGAGATAGTAGATACTTTTTTAGATGATATAAAAGATCTGCCAGAGTGGGTAGAGTTATATAAAATAAATCATCATTCCCCTTCCCAATTAAATTCCGCAGACGATATGTGGAGCTATAAATATTTATATCTTACTCAAGAACAAAGACGCAAGCTGCCAATAAATTCTAAAATGTTTTGTGGTGTGTGCCTTGGCGATATGGGTATTTTAACTTTTGGAAAATATTTATGGGAAAGTAAAATTGGTAAAGGTTTATGTAAAGTAGAGATCCCACCACAAAGAAAAATTTTTGATAAAATTTTAGAAAAATATAATGCTTACGAACCAGTAGATGAAACAGACAAGGCTCAACACGATGTCGGTAGATTAGGTTTAGCAAAATCATTTCAAACTTTAAAAGCTGGATTAAGAGAAATTAATTTAACCTCCCCTATTGAATGTGAGAGATCTGTAGCTTTAACTTTTGATGGCTGCATCCTACCTACAATCGGCAGAATAGATTTTGAAGATGAAAACAATTTTGTTGAAATGAAAACAAAACACAGAAAGAAAAATAGACCCAGAAAAGATGGTACATCAAACTATTCATTACCTAAACTAGATGAGGGTTATCTTGGATGGGAAGAACACGTTAGCCAGGTGGCGTTTTATTATTTTTCAAATAACGAAAAAAAGAAACCACACTTGTTTGTAATGAATGAAGAAGAATATAGAATTTATAGTCCAGATAATTGCGATGATTTAAAACCAGAAAATTTAAAAAAACATCTTAATAAATTAACCATGGTAGCCAGGCGTAGAGAAAGAGTGATGTCTAATCACGCTGGTAAAACTACTTGGCATCAAGATATTGCTCCAGACTTCAACCACTTTTTTTGGAAAGGTATGGGAGAGCATAGAGACATTGCAATGAAACTATGGGGTTTAGAATGAAACAAAATATATCAGTTTTAAATGTGCAGCCGTGGCTGCTGAAAAAGAATTTAGCAAAGACAAAAAATAATTATACTAGCAAAGGTTTAATACGCCTTGTTATAATTACTATTGTAACCTTAGCTCTCTTAGGTGTTAGCTTTGTTAAATATAGCCAGAGTAGTCGTGTAGCGATGCACGATAAAGGTTTTAATACAGCAGTATTCTTTTACCTTCATTCAAGCTCTGGCTATGCAAAGGAGCTGCATGGGTAACGTCATAAATTTAATATCATTAGAAGGTTATCTTAAAACATTAAAAGCAAAAGGTGGTATGTGGGAATTTAAGCCTGGCAAGTGGATTATAAAACATTTGGAAGTAGAAGGATTGGCCCAGCATTATAATATAGAAACCCATATTGATTTAGTACATTGTGATTTAGATAAAGATGTAGCTGTAGTTAAAGCAGCTGCGCTATATAAAACTAAAAAATTTATAACACTTGGAGAAGCCTCTCCTAAAAATAACCAGTTTGATTATCCAGTAGCGATTGCAGAAAAAAGAGCTGTAGATAGAGCTATATTAAAAGCATTAGGTATTCACGGCAACGTCTATTCAGATCAAGAAATGCCAAATGAAAAACAAAATAATAATGAAAATTCAGGGATCAAGTTAGATCATGTAGATGTAATTTTAGAAAGAGTAAAAACTGTAACCCACCAGGCAAATTTAGAGCAGTTAAAAAGTCAGAATAAAAAGTTTTTAACGCAGCTTAAAACACAAAATTTAAAAAGGTACGAAGAAGTAAAAAATGCCTTCTTAAATAGAAACCAGCAATTAACAAAAGGATAAATATATATGGCTGATTTTAAGAAACCACAAGATCCAAACTGGGTGGCTACATTTAGTTTGAAACGTAACGCAGACAAAAATCCGCAAGATCCATCTACTAACAATAGACCAGATCTAGTCTTAACAGATAGCGATAAAGTAAATGCTAAAACCAATAAACCTTATAGAAAAAATTTTACTATAGATGGTGTTTGGATGGAAGCGTCTGCTTATATCCAGGAAGATAAATCTTTAAAGATTACTATCAAAAAAACGGGTACTGGTAACGGAGCCGCAGCTCAACCAGCCTCTCCACCTCTTGAAGAAGCTCCCTGGTAATAAAATATGGAACAATATGGTTTAACTGCAAAGCAACTAAAACTTTTTAAGTTTATTAAAAACTATATTGTCAAAAAAAACGTGTCGCCATCTTACGATGAAATGAAGGTGGCGATAGGTGCTAAATCAAAATGTACGATAGGTGCAAGAATAAGACAACTTGTAGAACGAGGATGGATAAAAAAATTACCAGGAAAAGCAAGAAGCATTCAGATAATAAAGCAATGACCCACGAAGATATATTTAAAGAATTTAATTATGAATGTTTGTCTGAACAAGTTGGTGGATCTCATTATAAAGATTTAAAAGTATCCCCAGCCTATTTTATATGTGAGAATAAACTCTTGTTTGCTGAAGGAAATATAGTAAAATTAGCGTGCAGACATCAAAATAAAAATAAATCTGAAGATATTAAAAAAATAATCCATTACTGCAAAATAATTTTAGAACGAGATTATCCAAATGAACAAGAAGATTGAAAAATTCTGGAACGGAAGCGCAAACTTTACAGCAAGTGAAGTTTTTAATTCTGTTTCTGATGCTGCAAAACAAACTATACCTAGCGATGCAGCAACATATGAAGTTGATGGTAAAACTGTTAGCTTTGAATTCGCTAGAATAAAAGAGGTAAGTAATGATAAATCATTACCAACATCTGACACAACAAATAAGTCAGATCGAGAAGGAACGAAAGTCTCTGAACGCAAAGATCACGAGACTTAAAGTTAAAAACGGGGGAATGTATCCTCCAGGGATTGCGGCTATAAGCAAGACAGCTCACTCAAAATTGATTGCTGTTATTAGTCTGCAAGACCAATTAAGTAAGATACAAGCCTAGTTATCTTACTTTAGAACTACTCTAAACTGATTAAATTCGGATACCCTTCCTACGCCTAAATAAAGATTAGCCAATTTGTCAATTAGGTGTTGACAGATTAGCAACTAATAATTATATCTATTGTATGGCAAAAAACTTGAAAAAAATAAAGTTTGCTACCTACTCTAACTTAGAGACTTACTTCGAAAAAATAATACTTCCCCAAAAAAATAAATCATCAAAAGTTATCGGTAGAACTTTGTTGGTTTGGGATAAGGAAACATCAACTAAAAAAAAGGAGGCTGCTTGATAGTTACATATCAAAAAAATCTTAATACTGGTTACAGCAATCACAAAAAAGATTGCGAATACAAAGTACCAAAGATCTCTAACAATACCGACAAGGGTAAATGGTTAAATGCTTTTGTTAGTAAATTTTTTACTGGATCTCATAACTACGACTACGTTGGTAAGATCCATTTAAAATTAAAAACTACTACTTACAAAATGAATAACGATTTGTCTGTCATGGTTGCTTGGTTTAAAAATTTAAAAAAACTT